TGAGACCACCTTCGACGTATACGTTTCCAGTCGTGTACGTATTACCCCTCGCTTCGATAACATTTGAATAGTTTCCGTTACCCTCGATAAAACACTTAGTACCTACCGAAAGTGTGTGTACAGGTGCGGTATTCGCAGCCCCAATATTCGAGTTTGCGTACAATTGTCCATAGACATGGACATTCATGGTTTCAGCATCATTCACTGTAACAAATGTCACTTCCATGGCACTGTCATCTGTGTAACCGATCGCGAGTTCTGCAGCACTTGCGTCGTAACACACCGCTACATTCGAACCATTCGGTCCACGGTTGTAGATATGCCCTAAATCAAACGTCGCTAAATCTGTATTATCTGTACCTATTTCGACGAGACCGTCTTTGATTGTAGTGTTCGTAACATGAATATTCGCGACCGTTCCAACCGATGTTACATTCCCGGACACATAAAGATTTCCGGTAACAGTTAAGTCCCCGGGGTCGCCCCCAGTGGTCGAAAGTCCCGATATTGATAGTGGAACTTGTGTTCTAAAAAGTTGTTTTGTACTTTGATTATACGCTACGAACGTACTTGTTGAATCATCTGATCCCGTACCCGTAAAATTAGACGCTAAGGCAAGCGGTGTGATGTATACACCACTAGATATGGTGGCATCTATTTTTTCGTCACTCGCGTTCATCACTATAGAATTGTTTGCCTGGTCTTCGCGACAATTTTTACCGAATCGAAGCTCCGTGGCGGCCCCGACCGTACTCAAGTTCTTGGGCATTTAATATAGTATCGCATTTTAATTCGCATACATAAGTCCCGCCATACCGTTATTCACCCTGAGAATGTTATAGTTTACTGCATATACGGGGTCTATGATTGGTTTAGTTTGACTATGAATCTTCACGGAATCTAAACGACTGAAATTAAGTGATCCACTGGGTTGAAGTGAACTCGTGTTTAAACAAAACGGGTACAAGAAACAATCTGGTGATGTGACGAAATTTGTATGGTAATAACTCATTATATCGACAAAGTGTGGTTTGGCCCACTTGAATGGACTTAGGTCAACACCGTTAACGCTGAGTTTGATTTTGTTATCTATAGACGTGAGTGTACTTTCAGAATTTGTATTAGACCCGGCGATATACTTGACAGGGTGATTAAACGAAAGTTCTTGTGTGAGTTCACCGGAAGGGATACTTTTTTGGACCTGTGTGATGAGAATATCATGCTGTCTAGATGCCATGATGCCACGTTCTTCATTGTCCAGGTAATAATAATTGGCGTACGATTCGATGTTGTAATTACCGGCGTCTGGGCCCCAGTAAATACGTAATTCGACTGTATGATACTGTAAAGCAACCAACGGAATTGCGGACTGCGGGCCTTCACAGAAAAAGAACCGGAGTGGGTAAAAATACGAACGAGCACTCGCACCGGGGTGGGATCCGTTTGAACTTTTAGAGACGTTTTGTGCACTCGCATCGACGGCGATCTTTTCCGTGAAAAATACGTCCTGGGAGTCTATGACCTGTCCACCGATGAGTAGCTCGACCTTGTCGATAATGGTACGCCATTTTTGGATATCTATAGCCTTCGAATTGTCATCAATCGTAAAATATGTGTATCCGAGTAAGTCACCGTTTCGTTCAAAACGAACGGTTGACATAGAGTTACCTTTCACAAGTCCCTGGATTGTTTGCTTTTCGAGAGATTGTGAAAAGTTGGAATGCCTCTTAAAGGTCGAAGTGAAAAATGAAATTTCAGGTTCGCCGATTATGTGTTCATCTTGTGCGCCGACGGCGACTAATTGGACAATGCCAGAGGACATTTATAATACTACGAGGTAAAATTTAAACCTCTTTTAATGCCCTGAAAGGTTTTTGTTCTTACACGTGAATTTAAAAATGAAATAATTATCGAGTGTACCGGTAATTGGTTGACCAGTCTGATCACGTATTGAGACATTGAGTCGTGAAATTTTGGAAATGGGTGTAATGTATTGCTGCACCACGGGGTAATTGTCCCTAAAATTGAATCGTCCAGACCCATCATCTAGGATAGTGGCGAAAGCCCTGTTAAGCGTCGAGCGTGATGATTGACCACCCGGTTCATTTGTTGCACGCTGTGTAAATTGCGAGTCTAATTCTTGAACAGAAATGGAGCACACGTTGGAGGTCGACGAAGGTCGCACCTGAGCTGCGATCAGTCGGACTTGTACAACATTCTCGAGCTCCTGTTGTAAGTGTACGGTGAATATACTTTTACTCGTTTGTCCAATCGTGTCCACTAGAATCGTGTGATATTCTTGTTCAAGGTCGGGAATTTTAGAATTTGATGTGACGATCGCCATTTATAATAGCTTAGATTAAAACGCCACCGATTCCGTCCGAGATTTGATAACTTGCGGCATCGCTCGCCAATTTTTGACCACCACACACACCGACGTTGTTGATTGTGTACGCATCGGAAGTCTGCTCGGACCCAGGGAGGCATTGCGCTCCGCGGGGGAGAGTGAATATAGACCCACCCTTACCAGCTGACGTGATTGAGATCGTCTTAGGTTGGTACATACTTCTCTTGGGCATCATAAGGGAAATAATGGTGAGAAGAAATAGAACACCTAGAATCACTTTGAGAGTAATGCGGTCGGTATTGTTAAGTTTCATTTATTATCTACTGACATTTTTTTATAAAGTGCGTTAAAGAAAAAAGATTAGTTTCAATATAGAAAGTAATGGACGGTGAGATTGTTCTTAATAGAAATGACAAATCTGTCGTGAAACTTGACGAGGACGAGATGGCGATGTTTAATGAAATTCAACTCGATTTTCCTAAACCTCAAACGATGCGTCGCTCACCCGAAACGATGCAGAATACTAGACAACCTGCCCCACAACAATCTCAATACGATGAGACTCAGGAGGATATGGACTCATTCGCGAACCCAAACAAGACGAGTGCCCCCTCACCACCTCAACCTGAGGATCCAATAGATTATGGTGAATATGAGGAGGAACCCCAAATGGGAAACGGGGGTGGGGGTTACGGAGGCGGAGGCGACTTCGCACCTGAAGAAGCCGAACAACCATCTCCCGGGTACAAGACGATAGATGAAGAGAAGGCGGATCTCGTGAACAAACTCGGTCGTCTGGAAAAGAAGGGGTTCGCGATTAACAAACGAATGAACGTGTACTCCAATATTGACGACTTGCGCACAGAGGTTAAGCGTATCACCTACAGTATCGATGTTGATAAATCGCTGAAGTTTTCCAAACGTATGTTGATTGCATGTGTTACCGGTTTAGAGTTTATGAACAAGCGATACAACCCTCTCGATATCCAACTTGAAGGTTGGTCCGAAAATATAATGGAAAACGTTGATGACTACGATGAAGTGTTTGAAGAGTTGTATGTGAAGTACCGAACGAAAATGCATGTCGCACCAGAAATCAAACTGGTGATGATGCTCGGTGGAAGTGCGATGATGTTCCATCTCACGAATAGTATGTTCAAACAAGTGATGCCAAACATGAACGACGTGATGAAACAAAACCCAGATCTCATGCAAAACATGATGAGCGCGGTCCAAACGACTATGGTGAACGGTAAGCAACCTTCTCAACCACAGAACACTGACGGTAGTGGTGGGCGCCACGAAATGCAGGGGCCTGGGCTAGACATTTCAAGTCTCATGGGAAACATCATGATGCCCCCCACCCCCGCGGTGAGTACATCAGCTTTCAACCCACCGGCAATTGATGACGATGACGATGACATTTCGGATATCATATCTGTTCAGGGTGGGGACGCACCCGAAGATGAAAGTGATGTGAAGCAGGTGAAAATTCCCGCGGCGAAATCTAAACGTGGCGGGCGTAAGAAGAAGGTTGAAATTAATTTGTAAACATAGAATAAATGATAGGGTATAGTCCCATTGATTTTGGTGACGACCCGCCACCCGCTTCTGTTCAGAAGAAGGTGGAGGATAGTGCGTCTAAAAAGAAACAGCAGGCACCAGCTATCATGGACGATAACACGGAATGTAATTACGTTGTTATGTTCTTCATAGTAGGTGTGATTGCTCTCGCAGCGATGGATTCAATTAAGAAGTAAGTATCACAAATGTACCACGTGATAAAATATCACGTGTTACATTTTATATGCGCGAATCTACATAGTACCACGTAACCAATACACGTTTCGTGCCACTGGTCACTTGATTTCCTTGATGAATATAGCACCAATTTGAGGGGAATATGAGTGCATCCCCCTTTTTCGGATTAAACGTTTTATGGGTAAACGCCGTCCCACCACCTTCGAAATCGTCCGTCAAATATAAAATAACTGAAATCTGTCTATGATATTCCATCCTTGACTGTAACGTTCCCTGATCGTGATGAAATCCATACTGTTGCCCCTTCGTGTATTGAATTACACGTAAGGCTTCACGCCATGATGTCGTGTCATTAGCTCCGGGTAATGGGTGTGTGTTGTAACCCGAATGTATCTGGAGTATTTTTCTTTTATATTCATCGAGAGCCGCATTTATTTTTTCGTGTACCCTTTTGGTAATATTTTCATTTTCGGGTAGAGTACATTCAGTACTCGTTCGCCCCGAATCTATTTTTGTATTTTCACCGTTGAATGTTGTACTTCGAGTAAATGCGAGGTTTTTATCTGTATACGTATTCAAATCATTTAATTCATCTTCGTTGAGAACTGGAATGATTTGAATAAGATTATCCATATTTGTATAGCTTGTAGACCCTTTAAGCATTTTCTAAAGCCATAACACGTTCTAATAAGGACTGGTACGCCTTTTCAGATGCGGTCAAGCGTGTCTGTAAGTTTTCTGTTTTCTCTTTTTCCTGTTCCAAGTCACTTGATAATTCTTTTACAGCTCCGGTGAGTATGGGTATAATTCCGGTATAATTGACACCTAAAGGGGTTTGTGTTTCACCGCTATCATTGTGTATATAATCTTTGGTATCTGGACGATATGTATATTTTGCACGACCTTCTTCAGAAAGACTGGTGTATTCAGTTTCAGTTTTAATTATTTCAATTTCTTCGGTTTCCTCACCTTTGACAAGTATATCGAGTCCAGGTATATTTCTAACGTCTTGTGCGATGAAACCATATTCATCGACCCAATTATAGTCATTTTTCACACTCTCCCATTCATCATCTGTAGGTATCCACGTACCCACCGCGTCCTCTGGTTTGTCTAACTTTTCGTATTTTAAAGGCCGGAGTTGTTTAACAATTCCCAAACAATTTATTATATCTTCCTCGTTATATTTTATTCTATCATCAGAAGAATTGACAGTGCCAGGTATATATATCCCATAGGACGTTGTTTCGAGTTTTGTAACGTTATCATAATATAATCTCACGTATGAATTTCGCCTAAATCGTGCCATCCATTCGTTATCGAGATCATTATAAATACCACATTCAGTATCATTCGCACTCATGAATACGTATCGCCCATTTATAGAATACCCTTCCCAACCACTGGAACCACTACCCGTTGTTTGTACTGTTCCGTAGTTACCTGTTACACTACCAAGCCCTGTCGCACTACCCGAGGGGCCCGGGGGGCCTGGAGGACCTCCACTCGGACCAATAGGACCAGCAGGACCAGGAGGACCATTAGCACCCGTAGTACCAGTAGGACCAGGAGGACCATTAGCACCCGCACTCCCCGCAGCACCCGCAGCACCCGGGGAACCCGTGGGGCCGGGGACGCTACTCACTGAGCTGAGGTTCGATATTTGTGAAGAATGGATCATACCAACACCCTCCGTTCCCACGTTATAACCCGTGGTGAAAGCCAAACCGGTTAAATGTATTCTACCTAATTGATTCGTGATGCGTATCGATGTAAAGGAATCAAGAGCGGTCCCAATAAACGTGATTGTACTCCCATCATGTTGACCACCGTGACTCGTGGTTTCGACAGCTTGAAGAGTGTTTATACGTCTCAAGAACACGAGAGCACCATCACTCCGGACACCATGAATATCTGCGTATCCACCAGAACTCCAGGTTAATTGTGAAAGGTACGCCGACTTTTGACCTGACGGTATGTTATATTCTCTATACCCGGGAGCGTCATTGTACGCGTAAACATTGTGTGTTACGTTGAATTTGGGTACTCCCCAAGAACTAGAATTATTATGAACTGACCATGCCCCTGATTGGGTGTTAGGTGAATTCACATTTACTTCAGTAAATGAAGTACCACCACCACCACCACCACTAAACAAAGCCCCATTTTGGTATATATCACCCGTGAGGTTTATATTACCGTCTACTATAGCCCCACCACACACGTTTAATACGTCTGGGGGTGCCCCATTATTATATAAATCTACTACATTGGGAGTTTGATTTTTTACGATAAATCCTATATAAATTTTTAACATACCCACGTACGAGTTTTGCAAGGGATTACTGTCATCACCTAATCGAAACCGGGCATCACCACGCCAATAAGACTTCGGGGAACCAGTTGAAATTACAGACGCATGAGACCCCATTAGACTATTATTTACCCATAATTGGGTATTAGCCGAAGTTGGTGCCACCTCTGTACTTGACCCCCCATTTCCACCTGGCATAGAGAGAACAAGATGGTACCATTTTCCCGCTACATATGTAGGTTGGCCACTCCAATTAAATGAATAATAAGCACTAGTACCTTGCCACCCGAATATTAATTTAAACCCGACCCCACTTTTGTAATGAAATTGATTATTATCATTTGCCCAAATGATACCACTATTTACTAGAGTATCCATACGAATCCATAAACTTACACCCGTCCTTTGACCACCGTTGTTACTCCTTTGATGTTGTATACAATCTACATAAGCTGCCCCAGATGAAGACGAAAAATAAAACGCTTTCTCCTTTTTATGAAGCGAAACATTACCATGTAACGTCCCATAATCCGCTCTAAACCTTTGTTGACTATCACTACGTGTCTGTTTAATAGGTATCATCGTTACTCGATTTGGGGTAGTAGAGACATCTAAAATATCGTAATTACGTGTATCAAACCCTAAATCGGGTGATTCTCGACCATACCCCTTTGTTTGTGCAGCGTCAATGTTAGATATCATTAAACTACTCGCAACGAAACAATCGTTATTCACGTCGAGACCCGCCTTACCATAAAATGTCCCAGCATCCGTCAAATACCCGTTAAGAGCCTGGCCATAATTACCGCTATTATATAAAGAGGTGGGTCGTTTCAAATTTGGGCTAACAACTACATTGAGTCTATTGTCTAAACCGAAAGTCGACATTAGACGGTCATATTTATTATACTCGAAATTGTCATACCGATCATAATTATTTGTCCAATTAGCACTTACCGCCCCTCCAGCGGTAGATTCGTTTCTATTAAATATAGACCCATTCGGTGTAGTTGTACATCCAAGTATAATTTCACCGGATATTGCGCGGATAGCATCTATACCAGACTTTTCTGAAAGTTTACTTATTAATAATTCTGAACGACCAGTAAGCGCGCCATTACTATCCGCAAGTCCATCTGGACTTTCTTCATACATTCTATTTTCGATTGCGGTAAGTTCGTACAAGGCGTCACCATAAAATCCACCAAATTCTATGGTTTTAGTACCCTTTGTACTTGTAGAGTTTTGTGCGGGATCATTCGACCCTACATAAAACTTATCTGCGGCGACGTATCCTTCAAATAAACTGTTTCCCAAAAACTGTTGCGTTAATGTAACGTGTTGCGCGTAAATGTTACCATATAAAGGGGAAGATACGAATGTATTTTTACCACTGGTGAGTGTAACTTGTACATTATCGTGTCCGGGGTTATTAACCGTATGTGGGTATGACGCACCGTTTAGATATATAGTAGGTGTCGCTTCCCACCATGAATCACCGTTCCATTCAAGAATAGAAACCTTGGAAGTTTCAAGGCGATATCCGGGGCTTAAATAGTGTGTACTATAAGATTCACCAGATGTAGATATAGCTATACGATTTCCCGCATAATCTAACGATATACTGTTACCAAATCCATCTCGTCTTTGATTACCATGTAATGTTGCCTCAAGATCCCACGAATCATTTAGCGTATTATAATTATACGTCTCTACCGAACCAGTCTGCGAAGAATATGTAAGATATCGATTCACACCGGATTGTCCGGGTGACGATATAGCTAATCGTATATCCTTGTCATATGACGATGTTTGAGATTTTCTAACAATATCTACATCCCACCCACAACGCGCCCACCCCCAACCCTGATCATCAGTACTAGACGGTTTTGTCGCGAGTGTCCATTTATTTACACCTCGTATTAAACCCCCTAATTGAAACGCATTTCCCTGCCACGTAGCAGCGTTCCCACGCGTGTATACACGCGCCCAACCGGGTAATGCATTTGGTGAAAAATTACTGAGTGGTGGTGTTGTATTATAATTTGTGGTGTAGGTGTAGTGTGAAAACAAAGACGCTGCGTTTAGTTTATTCGAATAGGAGCCAGACGTTAGATTTGTATTTGTCGAATCGAATGTCCATATATTTGATGTCCCGGGAGCACCGGCTAAGATATGCTCACCGTCATACGTCATCGCAACCGAATGACCATAACGACTCAGGTTGTTATCGACTATCAGATTCGTCGACCCGTTTATAGGAACTAATGCATCTACATCAGCTGACGAGTCTAAAAATGTTTGTGTCCACGAGTGATTGATTAACTCGTATACGTAAATACGAGATCCGCCAACTGCTGAACCTGGGGCACCTATCCCTATAGTATCACTGGAACTTTGAGCTATACTAACAGAAAATCCAAACTCTACACCCGATGTAGTACTGCCAGTTATCACGTTACTATTATACGACCAGGTACCGTTAGATGGATTTTTATCATAAATATATACCTTGTTATCACCGGGTGAACCAGCGACCAGCCTATCCCCTTCCCAATTAATACTCACGGAATATCCAAACCGTGAAGTACTTGTTCCTGGATTTGATAACACAACCGGTGACGTCCAACTACCAGTTGATGTTAGATATTCGTATATTCGCACCTCATTAGCGCGGTCTGGTTGACCAAGTGCGAGCACATTATCATCAAAATTACAACTTATAGAAACCGGTTCTTTCTGAGATACGCGTTGGCGGTTAGTATTGTATGTCGAACTTTGCGTTGGGTCGTATTGATACCCATATTGATCAAACTCTACAATGGGTAGTTTCCGCGTGCCTTCATACTGATAATAAAACGGCCCACCAGGGAACTCGCTCATTTAAATGTACTTACATTTAAATTGTTACACTTTTCGTCGGTCGCTCGGCAGTAACTTCAACCTCTCTGACAAATAATTGTGAAGTTGTAATCTTAAACGTTTCTATGGCGTCAACCACTTTTAAGTTCCTGGAAACGTACACGTTTCCGGATACTACAAGTTTATCATTTCCTATATCGTGCATATATACGTTCGACCCAACCTGTAACGTAGCCGTCGGTGTTTCCGCACCTACACCTACACCGACATTACCTGCGGTGTAATATAGATTTCCGCTAGACTCTTGCCATAGTGAACTCACGGGTGCGGTAACCCACGCGGGTGTACTCCCAGATACCGTGAGTATCTGGGAAGCGCTACCGATCCCGAGTTTCGTGAGTGTATTCGCGCCATTGGCATAAATGATATCACCCGTGGTAAACCCGGTAATACCACTTGAACCACTCACGATCTTATTATCTTCTATGTCTTGAATCCGTAGCACGTTAGAAGTCATATAGACTTCGACATTTGAGAGACGCGTTACATTATCCACCAAATTAGACCATATATTAATGTTTGAAGCTTCTAGATTTGAGATACGCAAGGCGTTCGATGTCAATTCACTACTTAAAGCAATACCCGTGAGGGTTGTCCCGTCACCAAAATATTTTTCAGCTGTAACATTTCCCGTTACAAGTACATTTCCACTCGCAGTGAGTGAGGTTACTGTATTCAAAAATCCAGTTGTTTGATCAGTAGTGGGCCCATTAACAGTAACTTGTTGCAAATTACCGACTTGCCCACCACTTAAAGTGATCGCTTGCCACCCCAAAACACCGGGTGCGACGACTGTCAACACATGGCCAGTCGTGTTACCAATTGTCAAATTATTAGCTTCTATATCGAAGTCCGCGTAGATGATGTCACCTTGTGCTTCGAGTATAGAACTCAAATCTGCACCCCCACCCCCACCACTAGTGTATTTTTGTGTGGCCCGTCCAACAGAACACCGGGTCATCTTATATATGTACGAGACATTTTCCGAGTGGAAAGTCCTCCGGTTCGTTTTTTTGGTCTGGGATATTAAACCCACCTTGTTTATATACCCGTAAACGTTTGTTGTACATGGCAAAAAATACTGACCAGTGATCTAATATATCATAGATGTGTGGATTATTTTTCTTTCCGGTCGTCTCTCGCATTATACGCCCGATAGATTGGACAATATCAGATTTGGGGGTCGCGAGAAGTACAGTGTCGAGACTGGGGATATCGAGTCCTTCATGCGCCTGACTAAACGTCGCGAATATGATCTGCTTTTTACTGGACGCTGTGAGATCAACCTCTTTCATACCACCCATGTACAGTCCCGATGTCGTTTTAAAATTAGAGTGGAGGTACTCACAGTGGAACCGCCTATCACTTAAAACTAAAATCTGACGTGTCGTCTTCGTAAGTTTCTTTATGGTGGATAGAATAAGGTGATTTCTTTCGGGTATTTCTGTCAACTCGGTGATCATCGTCGCTAACGACAATTTACCAAACCGCGTACAAGGTGGTGGATCTTCGAAACGTTTACACGAAAAATCGAGTGGAAATACATTCACCTGTGCCTGATTTTCACGTTCGACTGCAAAAAAGGTGGGTCCCATGAACCAGTGTAACACTTTCGTGAGTCCATCTTTTCTATTCGGGGTTGCCGATAACCCGAAAATGTGTTTCGGACACATCTTGAAAAGTGATTGTGAGAATACTTTCGCACATATATGGTGTGCTTCATCTACTATGAGGGTTCCTATAGTATCAAAATCTCCAAACGAATATTCTTTGAGTGAAAGAGATTGAAGCATGGCGATGACAAAATCGCAATGTACTTCCTTTTTATTCTGTTGCACGACACCGATCGTCGCACCTGGGCAGAATTGTTGAATACGTTCACGCCACTGATTCGCTAGAAATTCCTTATGGACGACAATCATCGTACGATACCCGAGTTTACATGCTATGGCCAGGGAAACGGTCGTCTTACCAAAACCACATGGGAGCGAAAGAACTCCGTGACCAGCTGCAATAGCTTTGGAAAGTGCGACATTTTGAAATGTTTCATCGCGTAACTTTCCCTTAAAGTTTATTTTAATTTTCACAGGTTCGGGTCTATTATCTTCTTGGGGTGTGCCAAACTTTTCTTCACCGTAAAATCTCGGTACACACAACCCAGTTTTTGATTTCCTGAACACTTTAAAGGACGGGGGTGCCACCCCAAAATCTGCATTAACGATGGGACGTACCGTTAACGCATTTTTCGTCTCTTGCGTATCCGGTACTATGTACCCAGTTCTGGTGAGGGTCATGTAGTAACGGAGTCTATTAGCTTTATATATATCAATTTCCACGTATATCCACTATACTCGCCGGCGAACCACCGTCCCATGAATATCATATCCAAATTGACCGTGTCTCCGCGTTTAAGGGATTGAACAGGTGCACCTTCAAATCGACACATGACACGGTTATACCTATACGGTACTTTTATGGTAAGTACGTTTCCAATCAGTGGATTGTCGATGTGTTTCGCGTCGATCGGGTTTTTCGAATGCATGTATTGAACCCGTCGCGTCATCGCATCGTCGAGTGTCACGCGTAAATAGTGTTTATCGTTGTGGTCAAACATTGGTTCATATACCGTACCGACGAGTATCATCGCATATATATCATTAGGAGAATTAAAACTATAAGCACTATTAAAATATGTGTGACTAAAATCGGTTTTAGAGGTTTACGTGTTTGGAACGCCTGACTACAAAATGAGCGCCCAACTTCTATGGCAGCTTCTATACTCGAGTAGGGTGTGTGACGCTCAGACATCATACCACACAATGCTACACGTTTAGAGTTTCCAAAAAATGGAACCTGTCCATTTACGCTGAGAACACCCGAAGACTGAGTAAACTCCCATTTACGACCATTCCAATGCGACCCCCACGCGACGCGAACACTATTCGGTTCGGGAATCCCCAATGCAGTTAATTGTTCGACCACTTGTTTTTTCAACTTTTCTGGTGGTGTAGTCATTATTTTTTCAGTCAGGTTACACATCACACATGCGACAGTATTGGTACCTTCTAATTTTTCGGGTATAAGATTCCATTTCGTATTCATGGCGACGTAGTGTTCATTCGGTAAAATGGTCGGTGTGTCATAGTCGAGCATGAGCGTTAAACTTCCATACGTACTGGCAAACATTTTGGTGCGCGCGTCTTTCCAATTATCCCCGACGAGTTTAAGTGCACTCGAGTTATCGACACACATTACCAACATACCATCGTTTATGACCGACCCGTCCTCGAACGTACCCACGTACCCTCCGTCGTAATATTTTACTTCCTTCATTGTTTTATTACCCACGAACTTTACACCCCTTTTTTCGAGTGCGCGGAACATGGCGTTATTCATAACAGTACCAGAACCACGTTGTGTGTGCATGGTCGATAAACCTATATGATTCGCATTTTGTATAAATTCGTAGGCTGTCATGACGTCCCACCCTACCCCGTCCATTACGTAGGTGATCGTTTTCATGAATTGTTTACCATGCGATGAAAGTTTACCGATACTGTCCTTTACCGTTTTACGTTTGTACGTATTGGGGTGGGATAGTACACGTACCGCGAGTGATGTGAGCGATGCATAATCT